CAGCAACTACCAAGGCTGCTGAAGCAGTAACCTCTGCAAGCAATGCAGCAACCTCTGCAAGCACTGCAACTACCAAGGCATCAGAGGCAAGCACGAGTGCAACCAACGCAGCCACTAGCGAGACTAATGCAGCATCAAGCGCCACAGCAGCGGCAGGGTCAGCTAGTACAGCGACTACTAAAGCATCTGAGGCAGCTACAAGTGCTACCAATGCAGCCTCTAGTGCTTCTACAGCGTCTACACAGGCAAGCAATGCAGCAGCTAGTGCTACAGCAGCACAGACAGCACAGACCAATGCAGAGACTGCTGAGACTAACGCTGAGACTGCTGAGACTAACGCAGCCTCTAGTGCTACAGCAGCAGCCAGCAGTGCTACAGATGCAGCTAACAGTGCTACAGCGGCAGCAGCGGAGTTGTCCACAGCAGCTCTGAAGGCTAACAATTTGTCCGACTTAGCTAGTGCTAGTACAGCTAGAACTAACTTAGGACTAGGCACTGCTGCTACTACAGCCGCTACGGACTATGCTACAGCAGCTCAAGGCACAAAGGCTGACTCAGCTCTACAATCTAACTCAACTTTAAACGCAGACAACATGACTACTGGTACGCTGAACGGCGGCACATACTAAGGGTATATAACTATGGCAACAAAAATTGTAACAAAGAACAGCTCTACTGCTTCTGCCGTTCCAACAGCAAGTGATCTTGTACAGGGTGAACTGGCGGTTAACGTAGCTGACAAACGATTATTTACTGAAGATAACGCAGGTGCTATTGTAGAGCTTGGTACTAATCCTACTACTCTAACGGTCACAGGCGAAATCACAGCCAACGGCGGCATAGCATTGGGCGACGGTGACGTAGCTACGTTTGGAGATTCTGATGACTTATCTATCTTTCACGCAGGAGGCACTACCTACCTTACAAACACCACAGGCTCTTTGGTTTTAAGGACAGACAGTTTCCGCGTACTTAACACCGCCAACTCAGAGCAAATACTGCACGGTGACGCTAATGGAGCAGTAACAGCTTACTACGACAACTCCGTCAAACTAGCCACCACCTCCACAGGCATAGACGTTACTGGCAGGGCTGTAGTAGGCTCAGGTTCTTTTGATGGCGGTGGTGTGATACATAATTATGGGAGCGATGGTAATAGCCGTTCTTGGTGGACTAAAACAGATACCCACGGTTATGGTGATTTTGCAATACGTCAATCCACAACACAGACTGGCTCTACTTATCAAACTAGACTGTTGATAGACTCATCAGGCAACGTGGGTATTGGTACTAGTTCGCCAGCAGGTAAACTTACGTTAAAAGCAGGTGATAATAGTTATGCAGGCGGTTTTAGAATAGAAGGAACAGATGAAACTACTGCACTAGCGATTACCCATGTAAACGGAGACAACTTCTTTTCGGGCAATGGCACAGATGACCATTTAGTTTTAACAGGAACAGGCAATGTGGGTATTGGTAACTCGTCCCCAGTAGAGATGTTGACTATTGGTAGCACTTCAGACACCAGTGTCCGTGCACAGTTTTTGAGCAGTACGACAGGCGCTGGCACAATACAATTTGGAGATGGCACTGGTGCAAGTGCGTATAGCGGCTATATAAATTACACGCACTCAGATAATGCTTTAGCATTTGCTACAGGCAGCTCAGAGCGTATGCGAATAGACGGCTCAGGTCGCTTGGGTCTTGGTGTAACTCCAGAGGCGTGGTCTTCTGTATTTAAAGTTCTACGGGTAGGAACAGGTTCTTCTATTGCGGGTGAATCGGGCGGAACTTCAACTTGGTTTAATACCAACGCATACTATGATGGCTCTTGGAAACGTATAAACACCAATACTTCTGCTCAGATTGCACATACTTCTGATGGTAAGCACGAGTTTAAAGTAGCCGCCTCAGGTTCAGCAAACTCAGCTATAAGCTGGAATACTGCGATGACTGTTGATAATAGCGGTAATGTTTTGGTGGGCACTACGTCTACAATTCCTTTCTTGCTTACAAGCGGCACTGGCGCAGGCATTACGTCATCTGGAACTATCATGGGCGCTGCTGCTGCTGAAGCTGCATTGTTTAACCGTGTGTCGGGAGACGGTGCGGTTGTCAGCTTCTTTAGGACAGGTACAGGAGTTGGTAATATATCTGTAGGAGCGGGATCAACTTCTTACAACACTTCATCAGACCAACGCCTCAAGGAAAACATTGCAGACGCTGATGATGCTGGTAGCAAGATAGACGCTATCCAAGTTAGACAGTACGACTGGAAGGCTGACGGCTCTCACCAAGACTACGGCATGATTGCACAAGAGCTGCAAACTGTTGCACCAGAGGCTGTACATCAACCAGAAGACTCAGAAGAGATGATGGGCGTTGACTACAGCAAGCTAGTCCCAATGTTAATCAAAGAAATACAATCATTACGCAACCGTGTTGCACAACTAGAGGAATAAAATCATGGAAGACCGAGCAGCCGAACATCCAGCACAAGATTACTAAGCAAGATGATGTTAAACAAAATCAGTGCATTAGTTTTATTATTTTTAGTAGGCGGCTGTGCAAATAATGTTCCATATGCGGAGTGGACTCCAAAGGAAAAGAAACTGTATCAATATCAATTAACGCTACAGGCTATTGACACAATACAGACAGGTCGGGTCATTAACTGTCAAAAAAATAATCAGTGTTCTTTGTTTGAAGCAAGCTCTATTTATGGGAGACGCCCAAGCATGGGAAAATTAATAGGGGTAAAAGTTGCGAGTAATGTTTTGGTTTACCAGTTGATGGGCAATAAAACCCCACATAGAGAACTTGCCCTTAAATTTATGAACACTACGCTGTTTCTGATAGTCACTCAAAATCAAATAGCAATTAACAAATCATTATAGGAATAACATCATGGCAGTAACTTGGACAATCTCAACACTAGAACGTAACTCATCAGACGATGGCGTTATTGTTGCACACTGGCGAGCATCAGATGTAGATGGCGACCACTTAGGCAGCAGCTATGGCACTTGTAGCTTTACTCCTGACAGCTCTGCTGAAGGCTTTACACCCTATGCAGACATTACAGAAGCTCAGGCTATTGGCTGGTGCAAGGACAGCATGGGCGAAGAAACAGTGACCGCTGTAGAAGATTCTATCGCTGCACAGATTGCAGACAGCAAAGCTCCTGCGTTAGCTATTGGAACTCCTTGGTAATGATTGCAGAAATCTCAGCAGTTGTAGGTATCCTGAAGGCTCTTAACGATGGCATTGCTACCGTTAAAGAGTCTGGGGATCACTTGTCAGGTCTGTCGGGATTGTTTACTAGCCTCACTGACAGCAAGGTAGCTGTAGAGAGCATTGAAGAGGCTACTAAGGCAGGCGATCATGTACTAACACAGGAAGAAGCTCTGGAGCTTGCATGGGCTAAGAACGCCATACGAGAGCAGGAGAAGGAGCTAAAGAAGATAACGCCTAAGCAGGTCTGGCGTGACATGCTGATGATCCAGAACAAGTCTATACTGGATCACAAGCACAAGCTGGAGAAGGCTAGGCTGGCTAAACTCAAGAAGCAACGTCAGGTAGGTGACGCAGTTAAGAACGTACTAGCTACTATAGCAGTCCTTGCTGCGTTTGCTTTCACATACTGGTTATTTAACACAGGAACACTTTAATGGAATACTTACTTGACATATATTTGCTCGCTACTTCACTGGTTACTATAGCCAGTATTATATGTAACTACACAGAGACTCCGAAGGATGACGAGTTTGTTGCTAAGGCTTACAAAATCTTAGAGCAGTTTGCTTTCTTAAACAACAAAGCTAAACAGTAAACAAGGACGTTATCATGGTAATGGAAGAGTCTACTAAAGACATGCTAGACGTTGCTGCTGCATCTACAGCGGTGATGTCACTAGCAGCTTGGCTACCACCTACAGCATCTTTGCTGACTATTGTGTGGTTAGGTATTAGGATATACGAGTCAGATACTGTGCAAGGTATCCTGGGTAAGAACAAACCACTTGACAAATAGCTAAAAATAGTGTATAATATATGACTATATTGAATTCCTTGATAGCCCCTGTTACTAGCCTCTTAGATAAAGTCGTAGAGGATAAGGACAAGAAAAATGCTATAGCGTTTGAGTTAGCGACTATGGCGGAGAAGCATGCACAGGAATTAGCTAAAGGCCAGTTAGAAGTCAACAAGGCTGAAGCAGCACATAAGAGTTTATTTGTAGCAGGTTGGCGACCAGCTATAGGATGGATATGTGGACTAGCTCTTCTATATTCTACCATCTTAGCTCCTATTCTGGGTATATGGGTTACTGTTCCTCCTGTTGACAGCTCCTTGCTGACTAGTGTGTTAATGGGTATGTTAGGACTAGGCGCTATGCGTACAGTAGAAAAAACTAAAGGCGTACAGAGAGAACGATAATGGCAAGAGGCATTACATTAAGTAGAGGACGTGCTTCAGGTTTCGACCTGCCTAGAGCTGAAGAAGAAGTTGTGTCTTTGGCTAGTTCTTTTGACACAGATAAAGAAACCTTTGAGCCTCGCATACCTGTTAGAGAAGAAAAGCGTCCTACGTCTACCTCCTCTCCTTCCCTTACTTTAGCAGGTGTTCCTGAGTATGGCACACCTGAAGAGTCTTTAAATAATCTAGCATCTTTCGTAGAACAGCAACAAGGTCAGAGCAGTGCTCTAAGCGCAGCAGCCATAGAGTCTGGTGACTATAGCGGTATCAAAGGCGCAGACATTAATAAGCTAGGTCAAGACCCTCGTAATGTTAAAGACTACTACACAGAATCTGTAGATACAAACATTGTTGACTTTGTTGAAGATAACGACATACCGCTGTTTAAAGAAGTAAACGGTCAGAAGCTATACTTAAACACAGGTACTTTTGGTTCTATTGCTGGAATAGCTAAAGAAGGTAGTGATGTTGTTTACCAGTCTTATGGCCCTGTAGGTACTTACTCTACAGTAGCTGTTCCTAAAGATACAAGCATCTCAGGAGCGTTTCCTCCTATTGTTAGAACGGCTCTTGCTGCCTTTACTGGTGGAGCTTCAGAAGCAGTGTTGTCAGCAGCAAACGCATTAGCGGGAGAAACTTTAACTACACAAGATTGGTTAAACTTAGCAGCAGGTTCAGTTCAATTATACAACGAAGTCTCAGGCGGTTTTACATCATCAAGCGGCTCTCCTGTTACTGGCACTACAGCTTCCAGAACATTATCAGAAATGGCCGAAGCAGGTGATATAATATCTCTTACGGTTGGTGGTTATGGCATAGGTGACGATGCTCTAGAAGACGATGATTCAGCAGCAGTCAGAGCAGCTATAGAAGCAGCAGAGCAAGCTAAAAGAGATGCTGAAGCTAAAAGACAAGCAGAAGCATCTGCTAGAGCAGCAGCAGAAGCTGAAGCTAAAAGACAAGCAGCACAGGCCGCAGCAGATCAAGCTGAGAGAGATCGTGTAGCAGCAGAAAGAGCAGCTCAGGAAGAAGCAGACGCAGCAACAGCCCTAGAACAAGAGAGACTTGCTAAAGAAGCTGAGGCAGAAAGAAAACGTCAACAAGCTGAGGCAGACAGGTTAGCCGCTGAAGCTGAAGCTAAAAGACAGACTGAAGTTACTGTTACTGACGGTGACGGAGAAGTAGTAGATATTACTGGTGGTGGCCCAGACACTACTACAGTAGAGGAAGAAGTAGTCCCAGAGTTTGAAGAAGTAGATATTACTGCTGATCCTATAGAAGTAGAGCTAGACATAGAGCAACCTGAAGTAGAACAACCTGAACAACAGCCCGTACAACAACCTTCAGATTCTACTGGCGGTGGCGGTGGAGGCGGCGGCGGTGCTGATACTGGCGGTGGTGAAACTGGCGCAGGTTCTTCAGGCACTGGAATACCAGAAGAAGGCTCAGGCATACCAGGCACTTCAGGTTCTGGTGGTATTGCTCAGGAAGAAGGATACGACCCTGACCCTCTGCCAGAAACAATGAGTGTTCCTAATCCTGATTTTGATCCAGAATCTAGGGATGTTTTCATACAAAGACAAATCTATGACATGATTCTAAACGAGACAGACCCTGTTCTTAGAGAGCGTTTAGAGCAAGAATACGAAAGAATGGGTGGCAACCACCTAGAAGAAGTTAGAGCTGGTGTCCCTAGAGAAGAGGTATACGCTGATTATCCTCCTGAGTACATAGAAGTTCCTTACGAAGAACCTACGTTAGATGAAGAAACTTTTGAGGCTCGTTATCCTGATGGTTGGTTAGGCGGTTCTTTTGATACTCTAGATGCTAACAAAGATGGTGTTGTCTCTGAAACTGAGCTGTATGACTATGAGCATAACATGGGAAGCGGCCAAGGAGGGGAACCTTCTAACATTGTTAAAGAAATCTTAGACGCTTTAAGATTAGAAGTGGACACTCCTGATCCCTCTACAGGTCTTCCTACAGATACTACAGTAGAAGTAGGCACGGCTGCTGGCTCTACTGATCCTGCTGTAGGCACAGGACAAGACCCTTCTACTGATCTTTCTACAGGCATTCCTTCTGATACCACGTCTACTAGTGGCACTACAGGCGATGGAGGTGCTGGTGTAGGTACTGATGTAGGAGGAGGCGCTGGTGGCGGCACTACAGGCGGTGGCGCAGGTTCTGGAGAAGCAGAGACAGGCGCAGGTGCAGGAGAAGGAGAAGGAACTGGAGAAGGCAGCGGCACAGGAGAAGGCTCTGGGACTGGGACAGGAACTGGAGAAGGTTCTGGTGACGGAGCAGGCACAGGCAGCGGTACTGGAAGCGGTAGTGGTTCAGGTTCTGGAGGAGGATCAGGAAGCGGCATAGGAACAGGTGTAGGAGCTGGTAGCGGTACACGTACAACAGACTCTCTCTTCGGTGACATGCTGAAGCTAGAAACACAAGTAGGTTCTACGCAAGAGCTAGTACCATTTAGCTTAGCACCTGTACCAGAGCTAATGCCTTTCCAGTATCAGGAGCAACGGCCTTTAGAACAGTTTACACAGCCACGTATGCTGACAAACGAGAGTGGCTTAGAAATTAACATACCACCACGACAATTAACTCAAGAAGAACTGCTACAGCAGTGGATAGACTCACAGAAGGTTTCTTTGTAATGACATACTTACAACTAGTAAACAGCGTATTGCGTAGACTCAGAGAAGATGAAGTAACATCAGTCTCTCAGAACAGCTACTCTAAACTTATTGGAGAGTTTGTTAATGACGCTAAACGCTCCGTAGAAGATGCTTATGACTGGACAGCTCTGCGTACTACACTGACTGTAACCACAGACGTTACAACCTTTAACTATGTGTTGACTGGCTCACAGAACAGGATGAAGCTGTTAGACGTTATCAACGACACCTCAGACTTCTTCATGCAGTACCGCCCTTCTCGCTGGATGGACAACGCTTTCTTGATTGAGACACCTCCTCTGGGTTCTCCACAGTTCTACAGCTTCAACGGTGTTAACGCTGCTGGTGACAACGCTGTGGACATCTACCCCAAGCCTGACGGTGTGTATCAGCTACGCTTTAACGTGGTACTACGTACAGCAGACTTCACAGAAGATACAGAGACTCTGGCAGTGCCTTCATCACCTGTTGTGCAGATTGCTACAGCACTAGGTGCTAGAGAGCGTGGAGAGACTGGTGGTACAAGTGCAGCAGAGTTGTTTGGACTTGCTGACAGAACATTGTCTGACGCTATTGCTATTGATGCGTCACAACATCCTGAAGAAACTATCTGGTATTCTTAATGGCTCAACAACTACAGAACATTACAATATCTGCTCCAGGCTTTGCTGGTCTTAATACACAGGACTCACCCATTGGTGTTGATCCCTCGTTTGCTGCTGTTGCAGACAACTGTGTTATTGATCAGCTAGGTCGTATTGGTGCGCGTAAGGGCTGGGAAGAGGTTTCTACTAACGGCTCTTCTGTACTAGGTACTAGCCGTGGTATAGAGACTGTGTACGAGTTTATTGATAACTCTGGCGATAAGGTTGTACTGTCAGCAGGTAACAATAAAATCTTTACAGGAACTACCACCTTAACAGACGCTACGCCTACTGGGTACACGCCTACCGCTAACAACTGGAAGACAGTAACACTAAATAATCATGTTTACTTGTTCCAAAGAGGTAATGAGCCTTTACTAGCTACAGACGAGTCAGGTTCTTTTGTGTTGGAAGAGATGTCAGCTCACAGCCACAGCACTGGTACTCCTCCGTATGGCAACGAAGTTTTAGCAGCCTATGGTAGACTCTGGGTAGCGGATGTTACAGGTAACAAGCACACTGTCTATTGGTCTGATCTACTTAATGGTCATCACTGGACAGGAGGCACATCAGGCTCGTTAGACGTTACTACTGTATGGCCTACAGGCTTTGACGAGATAACGGCTCTAGCGGCCCACAATGGCTTCCTAATCATCTTTGGCAAGAAGTCTATACTGGTGTACTCAGGAGCCTCCTCTCCCGCTAATATGACGCTTACAGACACCATAGAAGGCGTTGGTTGCATAGCTCGTGACTCAGTACAGCACACAGGCACTGACATATTGTTCTTGTCTGAGACAGGTGTACGTAGCTTTGGCAGGACTATACAAGAGAAGTCCATGCCTATGCGAGACATTAGCAAGAATGTACGCACAGACTTGTTGTCTTTGATTCCTTTACAGACTAATCCTATCAAGTC